GATAAAGCAAGGTACAAATTATAAAAATATACGTGTTTAAGTGCAAAGTAAGATATTTATAAGAAATATTACAAGTTAAGTATTATGAAACTATCCGAACTTAGAAAAATGATCCGTCAAGAAATAGCAAGTTTGCATCAAGAAGGAGGCATGAAACGCAAAAGAATAAAGGAAGAAGATACAACAGATCCCGCAGTCATAGCTGCGCAAAAAGCAGCTGCATCAGCTGACATTAAAGCTAAGGAATTGGCACTTAACAATGCCAAAAAAAAGCTTAGCACAATAAAATAATGAGACCACAACTACTCTGCACATTTACCTACATAGATAGGTTACCAATTAGCATCGAAGACATTTATAAGGCTTACAAACAAGAGCATGTCAGCAATATGAAATGCTATCATTACGCACATCTTCCAAACAATGTTATTTGCATTTACAATACGACTATCAGTGAAAGACGTCTAAAAGACACCATATCAATAAACCGCAAAAAAGAATCAAACACATATTACAGTATCAATGCACTAAACAGTCTAATACGCATACTGAACAATGGTGTTTTAGATAAATCCTATTTAATCAACTGGTTAGACTATGGTGATTCCATATTATTATCTGAAGGTGAAGAAGGTTACAAACAAATAAAAATTAAAGAATTAACCATATAAATTTGGTTAATAAATAAAATTTGCTTATATTTATATAAGAACAGGCAAGACAAGTTAAGGGTTTAAAAAAAGTAAGCGACGGCCGTTGCAAGTTAGAAAAAAAATCCCTATATTGAATAGTCAATTCGTTTAACAATTAAAAACAAGTAAATTATGGCGATCAATTTAGATCAAATCAAATCAAAGTTGCAACAAATGCAACAAGCAAGTATTGGAGGTGGAAACAAAACAAGTGAATACATTTGGAAGCCACCAGTAGGAAAATCCCAAGTAAGAATCGTACCTTACGCATTCGACAAAAACAACCCCTTTATTGAACTTTATTTTCACTACGAGATTGGAAAACGTACAATGGTATCTCCAATTTCTTATGGACGTCCTGACCCTATCGTAGAGTTTGCAGAAAAGCTTAAAAAATCTGGAGACAAGGAAGATTGGAAGTTAGGTAGAAAAATTGAACCTAAGTTTAGAGTGTATGCACCAGTTATAGTACGTGGAGCAGAACATGAAGGTGTAAAGTTTTGGTCATTTGGTAAACAAATCTACACAGAGTTATTGGGTGTAATCACAGATCCAGACTATGGTGATATCTCAGATTTAATGCAAGGACGTGATTTAACTATTGACCACATTTCAGCTGAAAAAGAAGGTGGATACCCATCGTTCACTGTACGTGTTAAACCTAACACAACACCAGCAACAGCAGATAAAGACATTGCAAAGCTTATTGTAGAAAGTCAGAAAAACATTAAAGACTTGTTTGATGAAACTAGTTATGATGACATGACTGCTATCTTACAGAAATGGTTAGATCCATCCAATGAGGTAGAAGCAGATACCAAAGCACCAAGCAAGTCTATTACAGGAGCTCAAACAGCAACAAAGTCAGAAGACATTACTTCAGCATTCGACTCATTATTTAATAATTAAGATTATGGCAAAGCAGACTAAAAAAGCTCCTGAGGAAATCTCAGGAAGAGATGAACTTGCGTCACTATTAGCAGACAGCTTAAACAAGCAATTCAAGGATTTTAAGGCTGCCCATTTTCTTGGTAGTGGAGAAGCATCACCAACAGATTTAACAGAGTGGGTCGGAACAGGATCCACTCTATTGGATCTGGCTATATCCAACAGACCAGATGGAGGATTTCCAGTAGGCCGAATTGTTGAGTTGCAAGGTATGGAAGCTTCAGGTAAAAGTTTGATTGTAGCACATGCTTTAGCTAACACTCAGAAAAAAGGTGGATTGGCTGTTTACATTGATACAGAGAACGCATTGAGTGAGGATTTTCTAACAGCTGTAGGTGTAGATGTATCTAATATGTTATATGTACCTTTAGAAACTATTGAAGATTCGTTTGAAGCTGTGGAGAATATTATTGAAACAGTTCGTAAAAGTTCTAAAAACAGATTGGTTACAATAGCATTAGACTCAGTATCAGCAGCTACTACTAAAATAGAACAAGACGCTGATTATGATAAAGATGGTTGGGCAACTGCAAAAGCCATATTAATGTCCAAAGCCATGCGTAAAATTACAAACATTATTGCAAAACAAAGAGTGCTATTAATTTGCACGTCACAATTGCGTGAAAAAATGGGTGTAATGTTTGGTGACAAGTATACAACATCTGGAGGTAAAGCATTAGGTTTCCATGCAAGTTGTCGAATCAGATTAAAGAATGTAGGTAAATTAAAAAGTGGTACTGGCAAGACTGAACAAATCATAGGAGTACAGACAGAGGCTCAGATAGTTAAAAATAGAATGGGACCTCCTTTTAAAAAAGCTACTTTTGATATTTATTTTAGCTCAGGTATAGATGATTACAACTCTTGGTTATCGTTAATGAAAGATTATGGCATTGTGAAATTATCAGGAGCTTACTACACACTAATCAACGAAGACACAGGAGAAGAAATTCGTTTCATGTCCAAGGATTGGAGAACCATGCTGACTGAAGATGATAGCTTAAAGCAATACTGCTACAGTAAAATTTGTGATATCTTTATCATGAGGTACAGACAACAAGACCATATTGACCCAGATCAAATATCAGTAGATGATGATTTGGATGGCATGTAATTAACAAATACAATTAGGTTACGATAGGCTCTTAAACCCCTGGTAAGTAGTGTGTAAGCATGAAAGTCAGGGGTTTTGCTTATGATTTAAAACAGTTGTTGGAAATACGACTATTAAAATGTATATTATCCATATGAATAAATATCAAAAATATCTTAATTATATTAAGGAAATAAAAACAGACAATACCGTCACTGACCAACATCGCAATAGTAGTGTGTTGATCGTTGACGGTCTGTGACTCAACACATTTATAAGAGCTTATGCTGCAAGCCCAGCAACGAATAGTAACGGAGAGCATGTAGGAGGAATCTCTGGATTTTTAATGAGCGTTGGATATGCTGTTAAAACAATTAATCCTACAAGAGTGGTTGTGATATTTGATGGCAAAGATGGCTCCTCTAAAAGAAAAGCAATATTTCCAGACTATAAAGCAAAGCGCAAAGTTAAAATCAGATTAAATAGATCTTTAGACGTGGATAGCCAGGATACACAATTGCTACAACTGTTTAGGTTAATAGAATACTTGGAAATAATGCCTATAACAACGATTACAATCGATAAATCAGAGGCAGATGATGTAATTGCTTATATCGCTAACAACTACCTTAAAAACAAGGATTCTAATGCTTATATCATGTCCTCAGATAAAGATTTTATGCAACTCGTAGATGATAGGATTAAAGTATGGAGTCCAACAAAAAAGAAAATGTTTGAGCAACAAGACGTGCAGTTGGATTTTGGAGTGTGTCCTCAAAACTTTGCACTATATAGATCTTTAATTGGTGACACAAGTGATAACATTCCAGGAGTAGTAGGTTTAGGAGCTCCTACCCTACTAGAAAAGTTTCCAGATCTATCAATACAACCCATGACTTTAAATCAGTTTTTTGACTATGCTCGAGTATTGGCAGCTGATAGCAAGGCAAAAATATATCAAAAGGTACTACAAGCAGAGAGTGATGTGAGAATGTACTATGAAATAATACAATTAAATGATAGTAACATAAACACAAGCAACAAGATGAAAATAATGGACTCGCTTGAAAGTGAGGTACCTAAACTAAGTAATATAAAGTTTCACACAATGCTTTTACAAGACGGGATGACAGCAACAATTAAGAACCCAGAACTGTGGCTTAGAGAGGTTACAAAAAAATTAGATCAACATTCGTTGGATATTTAAAAAAATAAGCTATATTAAAGTATGCAAGCAGATACATTATCATTTTACGGATCGGGGTTTCAAAATAAAGTACTAGCACTATTATTAAAAGATCGTGCATTTTTGCAACAAGTCCATGACATAATAGACCCAAAGTTTTTCTCATCGGAATCCAGTCAATGGTTAGCTAATACTGCATTAAAATACTTCTCAGAGTATAAGTCACCACCCACCTTAGAGGTTTTAAAGGTCCAACTAGATCAGGAGTCCGTAGATTTACTAAAGACAGCAATAGTTGAAAATATAAAAGAAGTACTGAAATACACAGATGCTGAGGATTCTCAATTTATTAAAGACAAAACATTAGACTTTTGCAAGAATCAAAAACTAAAAGCAGCAATCTTATCCTCGGTAGAGTTATTAAAGTCAGGTCAATATGATCAGATTAAAGCTGGTATAGATGAAGCAATGAAAGCAGGTGGTGATAAAAATATTGGTCATGAGTATATATTAAACATAGCAGATAGATTTGTTGATAACATAAGAAGCACTACCAAAACTCCATGGGATGTGATAAATGATATTATGGATGGAGGACTTGGTAGTGGTGAGATGGGCGTATTTGTTGCACCAGCTGGTATTGGAAAGTCAATGGCGTTAGTTAATATAGCAGCTGATGCTGCAAGGAAAGGACTAAATGTGATATATTACACACTAGAGCTCTCAGAAACGTATGTAGGAGCTCGATTTGACTCACATTACACAGGCATACCTTCCCAAGATTTAAAATTTCATCAAGAAGAGGTAGTTGATTCATTAAAGAAAATTAAAGGAAAGCTTGTTATCAAGTATTATCCAACAAAGACAGCCACAGTCAACACACTATCGTCACACATTGACAAATGCATCATGCAAGGTATTAAACCAGATTTAATTATATTGGATTATGCTGATTTGCTAAGAGACACAGGAGTAAAAGGTTCTGTAAGAAATGATATCATGTTAGGTAACATTTACGAAGACCTAAGAGGTTTAGCTGGTATTTATCAAGTACCAATATGGACAGCTTCACAAGCCAACAGATCGGCATTGAATGATGATATTATTGAAGCAGATAAGATAGCTGAGTCTTATTCAAAGGTAATGGTAGCTGACTTTGTTGTGTCTTTATCTAGAAAGATAGCAGATAAAATATCAGGTACAGGTAGATGGCACGTAATTAAAAATCGATTTGGTCCTGATGGATTAACTTTTCCGAGCAAAATGAATATGTCAACAGCTAAGATAGACATTTATGATGAAAATACAATTCTTGGTAAAGAAGCAAAAGGTTTAATGCAAAATGATAGCGAAGTTGTACGTCAAGCTTTAGCAAATAAATTTGCAGAGTTGAGTAGTTTAATCTAACGATAAGACTATTTATAAAACACATATACATAACAAAAAAAAAATTAAAGATGGAGTTACAAAACCGAGAAGTCAAGTGGGGGGAGATTGGGTATATAACCTTTAAAAGAACTTACGCTAGAAGACTAAAAGAAGATTCAATAAGCTCAAAAACAGAGGAGTTTTGGCAAGTTGTTAAAAGAGAAATTGATGCATCAGACAAACAACTAGGTGTAGGTTTCACAGACGCAGAAAAGCAAAGATATTTCGACACTAGAATGGATCTTAAATGGTCAGTAGCTGGTAGATTCATGTGGCAGTTGGGAACAAAAACAGTCGATAAACAAGGATTACCAAGTTTACAAAACTGTGCTGGTGTAGTAGTTGATTCACCTATAAGACCGTTTACATGGACATTTGACATGCTTATGTTAGGATCGGGTGTAGGATACAACATACAAAGAGAGTATGTGTATCAATTACCAAAGGTTAAGAAGAAAGTAAAAATTGAAAGAGTTGATAATGCATCAGCAGATTTCATTATTCCAGATACTCGTGAAGGATGGGTTAAGTTTCTAGCTAAGGTATTAAAAGCACACTTTTATTCAGGAGAAGGTTTTACTTACAGCACACAATTGATCCGAAGCAAAGGAGCACCAATTAAAGGATTTGGTGGTGTAGCTTCAGGCCCAGAAGAACTTTGTTGGGGTATTGGTGAAATAAGCAAAATACTCAACAGTAGATCAAACCAAAAGGTAAAGCCTATTGATTGCCTTGACATAATGAACATTATAGGATTTATTGTTGTGAGTGGTAACGTAAGAAGAAGCGCACAGATTGCCATAGGTGATAGTGACGATTTAGAATTTATACAAGCTAAAAGATGGGATTTAAAATCTATTCCAAACTGGCGAGCAATGAGTAACAACTCAGTTGCATGTGACGATATTACAAAGCTACCAGATGAGTTTTGGCAAACATATGAACAAGGTGAGCCTTATGGAGTAATTAACATTAAACTATCTAGAAAAGTGGGTAGAGCAGGTGAAACACAGTACCCAGATCCAGATGTTGTTGTATTTAATCCATGTGCTGAACAATCACTTGGCAATTATGAAACTTGCTGCTTAGGTGAGGTTTATTTACCAAACATTGACACCTACGAGGAGTTGTTAGAAGTAATATCGTTTTCTTATAGAATGAACAAACATTCTTTAGCTTTAAAATGCTCACTAAAAGAAACAGAAGACATTGTACATAAAAACATGAGAATGGGTATTGGCATGACTGGTATACTCCAAGCAACTGAACAACAAAGAGAATGGTTAAAAGATGCCTACGTTTGGTTGAGAGAGTATGATAAAGAGTATTCAGCAAAGCATAATTTTCCACCAAGCATAAAATTAACTACGGTAAAACCAAGTGGCACACTTTCATTGTTAGCTGGAGTTACACCTGGAGTTCATCCAAACCCAGCAGGACCTTATTACATCAGAAGAGTGAGAATAGCAACAAACTCACCATTAGTAGATGTTTGTAGAAAGCATGGATTTCATGTTGAGCCAGTATTAAATTTTGATGGTAAAGAAGATAATAACACAATGGTTGTGGAATTTCCTTGCAAATTGCCTGAGACAACTCCAGTAGCTGCTAACTACACATGGAAAGAGCAATTAGACATGGTAAAACGAATGCAAGAAGAGTGGAGTGATAACTCGGTTAGTTGTACTGTGTATTATAGGAAAGAAGACTTAGAAGAAATTAAACAGTACTTAGCTGAGCATTATGCTACAAGCTTCAAGACAATATCGTTTTTGTTGTATCACGGTCATGGTTTTGTTCAAGCACCTTATGAGACCATAACAAAGGAACAATATGATGAGTTAGTAAGTAAGACAACACCAATAGCAACCGTTGAGGTAATGGAATCAGATTTTGAATTAGCAGATTGTGACAACGGAAGCTGTCCTATTAAATAACAATACCATGGAAAAATTAAAAATAAAAGTTAAAAAATTACACAAAGATGCAGTAATCCCCCAGTATGCAAAGATTGGGGATGCTGGATTGGATTTAACAGCTACAAACATTACAGTGAATAATAAATATGTAGCTTATAAAACAGGTTTAGCCTTTGAAATCCCAGAAGGATACGTGGGATTGCTATTTCCTAGATCAAGCAATTGCAACAAAAGTTTAATATTATCTAACTCAGTGGGCGTCTTGGATTCTGGATACCGTGGTGAAGTAGAGTTTAGATACAAGTACACTAGCGTTGCTGAAACAGCTGAAGAGTTTGATGTGTATGATATTGGTGACAAGGTAGGTCAATTGGTTATCATTCCATATCCTCAAGTAGAATTAATCGAATCTGATGACATTTCGCAGACAGAGAGGGGTGAAAAAGGATTTGGTAGCACAGGCAGTTAATAACAAAAACAAGACTATTTATAATAAACAAATAAACAAGTAGGTAAAATAAAACAAAAACATGGAAGAATTAGCATCATTATTTTTTCACTCAAGAACACAAGCGCATGTGTTTCATTTAAAAGTAAAGGGACCAGGAGCATATGCAGCTCATATTGCATTAGGCGTATACTATGACGAAATCGTTGGTTTGATTGACGGCTTAGTAGAATCATATCAAGGTAAAAATGGATTAATTGAGTTTAAAGATACAGATGGTATGGATAACAATGCAGAAGTGAGTAATATCATTAAGTATTTTATTAAACTTATTACTGCTTTAGATAAGCTAAGAAAAGCAGAAAATCTTCAAGATACTTGGATTCAGAATGAATTGGATAATGTAGCAAGTTTGTTATATTCAACTAAATATAAATTAGAAAATTTACAATAATGAGTAAGATTAGTTTGGATAAAATACTTGAAACAGTTGATGAACAGATTGTTAGTGATTATTCTCATGTTAATTTTGCACATATACTATCTGAATGCTCTTATAAACTACCAAAAGGATATCCTACATTAGTAGATGGAGTGTTTACTGAAAGAGAAGAAGTCATAATCATTAATGAAGCTTTAGAAGCAGAAGGATTACCAACTCTTCCATTACCAGAGGTGAAAGCAATAAAGGATTATCCACAAGCTGCAAAGTACGTAACAAGTGCTATTTCTAAACTTAAATCAAAAAATGCTATAGTAGTTCAACCCTTTATTGGAAAGGATGGTGGTGTTACTGTAATTAGATTAGAGGTAGATAAGGCAGATAGTAGAAGGTTAGTAGCTGCAGAGTTAGCTAAGACATTAAAAGGAAGAATAGGAAATAAGCAAGAGAATGTAAAATTTGTTTATAATGGTGTTGAGTATGTTTGTGCTGTAAAGCAGGTATCAAAAGAAACTTCAACTGATACAAGTGTAAAGGAAGGTTTATCTGTTGTAATGTCTTATTATCCTGGTTATCTAACTGAGTTTGATGAAAACAATATTACTAAAGATAACTATAAAGAAGTATCAAAAAACCTAATAAGTTTTATTAATCAAAAAGGTGTTAGTGGATTAAGTGCGAGTGTTTTAGAATCTTGTCGTATGTTTTTACAAAAAGGTTTAACTATGCAAGGTAAAGATATTAAGACTTATGTATCCATATTAAATCAAAATAGCTCTCACGCTAATACATTTGATTACTTTTTTCAAAAAAATAAAAACTGGTACGTTGAGAGAGATCAATTGTTTGATGAAATAAGATCAGTTGCACACGAATTATCTAAGACTAGTACAACTAAAAATGGTTTACCTGCGGATAAGTGGTGTCCTGGTGATGTATACTTTATTAAAAATGGATCTGAAGGATTAATAAGAAGAACTTTAGAGGAAGCTAAAAAACAACCAAAACCTAACGGATTAGCAGTAATTAATGATTTATTCTCTAGTAAGTTCTCAGAACCAGAAAATAATAAGTGTATTGTAGCTGTAAGTTTGAAAATGGAGAAAGCGCAAGCTGGTAAATTAAAATCGGCGTTAGAGCAATATACTAATATTAAGACGGATTATGTGTTAGATGATAGAGAATTAAAACTATCAACAGTAGATTTAGTGAATACTGCAACGAAGCTTCGTAAACCACTTATAGCTTTTACAAAAAGTCCAGAAGTTGATGTTGTTTGGGATCCTTGTGATCTTAACAAGGTGAAAGATGTACGTACACTACGATGTAAGCTTGCTGCTTATAAAGCTTTAACTTTTATATATGAAAAGATAGCTGATAAAAAATTTGATCGATTAGATGATGCATTAGTTAACTTAGTAGTATTTGGTCTAGGAGTAATAAAAAACACACCGGATGTTCAACTAAACAAGCTCCAAGCAATAAATCCACCTTTTTTTAAAGCAATTGCCTCATCTAGCGGAAATGGTGTATCAAAACCAATTCTATTTAAGGGAGACAAACTAAGCATTATATCTTTATGGGATGTTACTGGTAAGAATGATCCAAAAATAACAATAACAGATAATGAAAACTATGCTGGTATTTCAATAGGATTAGGTGTTCAAGTTGGTGATAACAAATTTAACTGTCTAGTAGCTTTTAGACCTAACCAACCAGGAAGTTCTCAGATTGTTATTGAATTAGCAAAAGCAGATCATAAATGATCAAACTACGGGATATACTAAAGGAAATACAAACAAACATAAACAAAAATAAATTTTATAAAAGGCTTGCTTCGGTGAGCCTTTTTTTGTATATTTACTTTATGATTTTAGGAACGCAAATATTACACTACAATAACAATTTGTACCAACTGATTAGAGTTTTTAATGAAAAGGAGGGTTTTCCTATTGAAGAAGCAAAGGAATACTACAACTGCGATACAGTTCTAAGAAAAGAAGGTAAACTTTATTTTTGTACATTAGTAGAGGATGCACAAGTTATAACAGAAGAAAATGGCGAAATACAATTGGTGGAGACGACACAAGACTCCGAACAAGTTAACAAAGAAGGAAGCATTTAAAGGCAAATCTTTCCTATTACAGCAAATAGAACATGGTGACTATGATTACAGCGATTTCTATAAACAAGCTAAGCAAGAGTTGCAGTTTGCCGAACAAGAACAGCAACGGCTAACTAACAGTTGGATAGCAGGTCCAGAAAGCTTGAAACATAGGCTAGATGATATTGAACGTAAGTATAATAAGCGTCATAACAAACTCATGGAAGATCATTGCATAAGTGAAGTGCGATTGCTATGCAAACTAAAGGAAAGCTTAATAAAAGAGTTTGGAATTGATTGTTGGAGTGAATGCATTGATACAGACACAGATCAGACTGTCGAGCAACTATTTCACAATTATAGAAAATTAGCAACACAAAAATTAAATAACAAAAAAAAATAAAATAAAATGAATCACCCAAATCCAAAACAACACCAAACCATAAGCTTTATTAAATCCGGAGTAAGAATACTGGGATATGTAGGTTTAATGATAAATCCACTACTTGCTATTGCCTTGTTGGTAATCTCAGAAATTATAGGTATATTAGAGGAATTAGTTTAAACAATATGGGAAAGACACAATACATTAGCCGTAAAGGCAACTTTGACTCAGGACACAGAGTCATGAATGAATTTATGAAATGCTTCAATATTCATGGACACACATACCTTTATGAATTGACATTTTCATTTGAAAACATGGAGGAGATTGGTTATGCAATTGACTTTAAGGAAATTAAAAGAGTATTCTGTCAATGGATAGATGATATATTAGATCATGGTATGATTTTAAATCCTAAAGATGAGTTATTAATACAAACAACTAAATCATATGGTACTAAATTATGGTTAATGAGTTTGAATGGAGAAGGAGAATACTGTAACCCATCAGTAGAAAACATAGCTCGTGAAATCTTTTTAGCAATGGACATTATGACAGGTGTTCTTTATAGAAATTCACCTACTAAGTTAAAGATCCACCGAGTAACTATCTATGAAACTCCTAATTGCTGGACTGAGGTAAAAGCAGCAAGCATTACTGAGACAGAAAGATTATTGTTTACTAAAGCACGTTGGGAAGAAATAAAAGATTATGCAGTTGCTAAGGGGGTACTAGAATATGATGATAGAAAAATTAAAAAATAAAACAATGACAATAGCAAAACAATTGGGAATCAAAGAATTTCCATTTAAGATAATAGTAGAAGATCAAACAGTATACTGGGAAAGTGTAGTTGGAGATTGGATTATTCAAGAGTATAATGATCAAGGTAAACCTACATACTTTAAAAACAACCACGGATATGAAACACACAGAACCTACGATCAAAAAGGTAGAATGACAAGTTTCAAAGACAATAACGGAATTAATACACATTTAACATACACAGACAACATGAACATTCAAGAAAAAAAACAACCCGAAGAAACAATGCTATCTTTATACGAATATTTAGGTAGAGCAGCAGGATCAGAATTAGGCAAGCAAGTAATACAGAAGGCCATTCAACAACAAGTTAAAGTTACATCACACCAAGTTAGTAATCCTAAATATGAAGGTCGTATCTTAAAATATCCAATCTCATTTTTAAAAGAATACTTTAACAGTAAATAATATGAAAGAAGATAAATTATTAATATCAAGCGATTTTTACTCAGTTCAAGGAGAAGGCATAAGCACAGGTATTCCATCTTACTTTGTTCGTTTAGGACTTTGTAATTTACAATGCGGTATGTCACCTAAACACTTAGCTCAAATTAAAAAAGAGCAAACATTAGTGGATGGAGAAATCATAGTAGGTGATCTTGAAAAAGAAGGTAAAGCAACATGGACTTGTGATAGTATTTCTCAATGGGCTTGGAGAGGAGAAAACAAACCATTTCAATACTTAATAGACCAATGGAAATTACAAGGAATATATGATGGTGTTAGAAAAGGAAATGTACGAGTTATTTGGACAGGTGGTGAGCCAACAATGTTAAAACATCAAGAAGCAATTGTTAACTTTCAGGAGTATTGGGATCAAATAGATCCTGTAAAGCCTGGAGTATATGGTAAAACACCATACTATGAGATAGAAACTAATGGTACTATAGTAATTGGAGATGAATTATTTGAATTATTAGATCAAATTAACTGCTCACCAAAACTAACTAACTCAGGACAACCTGAAAAGAAACGAATAGTTCCAAATGCTATTAAGCGTATAATGGAACATGATAATTATCAGTTTAAATTTGTAGTTAGCACTGAAGATGACATAAAAGAGATGTTTAAAGACTTTATTGAACCTCTTCACATTCCATTACATAGGGTAGTAATCATGCCAGGAATGGATAGTCAAGATCAATACCATGAAAGAACACACTTCATCTTAGAGATGGCTAAAAAATACACATTAAGAGGAATGAGTAGATTACACATTTCAGCTTGGGATAAAACATTAAATGTCTAATATGCACGAATTATTTCACACAATAGGACTTTGTCCAGATGCATTAACGCATCCAAACTTAATTAGCATGCTTATTGCAAGCTATCAAACTATACCATTTTTCAACTATAAAAATATTAAACTATATGTTACTCAACGCATCAGAAGTAGAATTGCTACTACAAACAAATAACAAAGGGGCAAGAGCCCAAGTTGGATACGATCTAACACTTAAGGAAATCAAGCAAATTAATGGAGGAGTAGTTTTAGCTGATAAAACTGCAGTAGAAGATTACACAACTTTAATGCCAATCAAAAGTGCAAATGATAAAATCATCTATAAACTAGAACCTGGAACTTATAGTCTTACGTTTGAGCAAGGATGTAAGTTAGATACCAAACACACAGCTTTTATTAGACATCGTTCAAGTATCTTACGTTGTGGTGGTATTATTACTTCGGGTGTGTATGATCCAGGCTTCGAAGTAGATGAGATGGGAGCTGTATTGATAGCAACTAAACCAATCATTATTGAAAAAGGTGCTAGAGTAGCGCAGATCATTATGCTCGAAAATCAAGAAGCAGAAGCTTATGATGGACAATTTCAAGGTTCTAAAGATATAAAATAGTGTCTTTTAACCTTTGGAGACTATTTATAATAAATTAAAAAACAAAATGAACGTATCAACAAAGGATCTAAACAATTATGTAAGACTTGCCTCAAAAAATGCAGGTTGGGATATATGGGACACTTATGCAGACAAAAGAGC